AAGTATTACCGGCCACCTCCCAGGCGCAGGCGCAGCCGAAGCCTGGGGCGTTTTTTTAGTGTGTTTGGTGTGCTAACCCGAACAGTGTAGTGGAACACGGAAGAATGTACATATTAAGCGCCTCGTGTTCGGGCATCCTATACACTGTTTGGGGGCACCACCATTTTTGGTTTCGGGTTCCGGAACCCGAAAGTCATGCCCGAAAATGTGTGACTCCGGGTCACTCCCGAAAAGGGGTGACTCCGAATTTTAGCTATAAAAGGAATCGGAGCTAGACTCCTATTCAAAACTATATGTGTCATGGCAACAACTACATCATCAGAGCAATCGAACAAATCGAATCGTACGAAGAGGCTTTCGCGGTTTGTCTTTACCTTAAACAATTATACGGCAGAAGAGGAGCAGGTTATTCAATTGCTTGGGACGACTTTGAAGATGAAATGGTTGATATATGGACGAGAAGTTGGCGAGAAGGGCACTCCGCACTTACAGGGAGCAGCTGTAATTGGGCGTCAGCTAGCTTGGAAGACGATAAAGAATTCTTTTCCACCGAGGACCCATTTGGAGGAGATGAAGGGCACTCCCAGGGAATCTTTTATCTATTGTACTAAGGAAGATAAGGAATATTATCAATTTGGTGAGGAACCTAAACCTGGTAAGCGTAATGATTTATTAGATGCTGTAGCTAGTTTGCGTAAGACGTCATCGTTTCGTGATTTCGTGAAGGATGATCAGAATGCTTCTGTTTATGTGAAATATACAAGAGGACTTACTGCTTTTAGATCGCTCCTTAGAGAACCTCGCTCCCCTTCACGACCTCCGACCGTTTACTGGTTACACGGCCCTACTGGAGCGGGTAAGACAAAACATGCATGGGAATTCCTTGAAGGGTACTTTGGAACAGATCAAGAAACATGGATCTCTAATGGATCACTTAGATGGTTTGACGGATATGACGGACACAGAGGTGTCATCCTCGATGATATACGAGCCGACAGCGTCCCCTATAATGAGCTCCTTAGATTACTTGACAGATACCCCTACAGAGTTGAGTACAAAGGAGGAACTACAGAGTGGATCCCAGAAATCATTATCATTACAGCACCAATGGGACCTTACCAGTTCTTCAGAGTTGGAGATGATATCGAGCAACTCCTCAGACGAGTCAACGGAGGAATCTTCGAGTTCACAATCGACGGACCTAACCCAAGATTACAAACTGTGGCTCCCACAGTACCAAACACACCAGCACATTCAGAAGTGGAATCCCAAGATGATGTGCAAGAATTGCAAGAATCCTCAGAGGGATTGTCTTTGTTGGAGTCAATCGGAAGAGGAAGTGGTATTGAACAAGACCAGTCAAATTCGCAAGAAGAGGAAACTCAATTAAGAAAGAAAAGAAAGTTTATTGATTAAAGTAAATAAACACATTTATGGATCTAGAAATCTTATTCTTGAACTCATAACTAAGTTACCATCTGCTGTTCCACTAGCTGTGGAACCAATGGTAGCTATTAATAAAGCTCCAGTTTGAGTGTCCGCTATTGTTCCTGCGTTACCAGAGTTAAAAATAACTTCTAAATTCATTTTTTTATAGCATTTAAAGTTTTGTAATGTTCTTCCTGCGACACCTACCGCTTGTGTAGCGGTAGTGTTGTAGATGAAGGTATCTAATGCGTATGTTTTGTCTTTGAGTATTTTGAAACGATCTCTATTATTGATGTTTAATTGTGATGAGGGGAATTGTTCTTTAAGAATATCTGTTATAGCTGGTAGTGCACCGTTAGGTTGCATATCTATTAATACGATAATTCTAAGTTGTTGTGAACTTCCTGCTTGAGGTGAAGTAGGTGTCAAAGAATTTTCACATCTTACGTATCCTCGCAAATAAAATGATTTTATTATTGCTTTACGACCTATCCTATTAGTCATATCTGTACCAAGTGTAGGTACGAATAGTGCTAGTACGGATCCTGTTGTATTGATGTTTGTAGTTCCTGTATCTAAATCGAAAACTTTCTTTTCTGTAGATCCGAATCGGTATCCACCTGATCTTAGTGGTACTTGACTATTGGCATATGCTCTCATAGGTGCGGCTCTAGCGGCAACGAGAGCACGTCTTTTTGCACGAGCTGCCTGTTTTCGATTTTCGATTTCGTAAGCACTTCTTTGTCTCTTCATATAGGCGGTAGAGGGATTTAAGTATTGATAAAGCCAGGGGTAATCTTTAAATGCAACTGCTCTTTCTTGAGCTTCGACTCTCTGTATAAAGTCCAGGTTGGAATGAAAAAATAATAAAAGTCCGAAATATATTTCGGGTCCTAGGAGGTGGCCGT